CTCTTTCATCACTTAACTACTTTATCATATTTTATTTCTTTGAAGTAAATAGACCCGGCCCGCTGGTTGCAAGACGAGATAAACCTTCTTGTATTATTAATCTTCCAATACCGCAAAATTTAGCCGAACAATTTGCAATGCAATATAATGAAAAGCGGTTAGGTACAATACTCGGTTTACTAGAAGAAACAAAAGTTCTCGATGCAGGCACACTTAACACTTTAATTAATAATGGTGCAGAGGGAACAGAAAAAGCAAGACAGCTAGGGCAAAATCTTGGTGCACAAGCAAAAAATCCGGCCAACCTTCTAGGATTGATACAAGTAGGCGCTAATCAACTAGGAGCAGACTCTTCAATTAAAGCCGCAATTGAACGGGTAACCGGCACAGTACTTAATCCTTACCAGGCTCTACAATTTGATGGCGTTAATTTAAGAAAGCATACTTTCAGCTACAAAATGTCTCCTAATTCAAGAGATGAAGCTGAAGCACTTAAAAATATTATTAGACAATTTAAGGCGAGAATGCACCCGTCAAAACAAGGACTGTTGTTTACTTTTCCTGATGCCTGCAAGATTTCATTTGCACCAGACGGTACGATGCCTTATGAATTTGAGTTGTGCTATCTAGAATCAATGACGGTTAACTACGCACCTTCTAATACACCGGCGTTTTTCAAGGGCGGTGAATATCCTGCAGAAATAGAATTTACTCTTACCTTTGGTGAAATTAGACCTCTTACTAGAGAGTTTTTTGAGGAGGACACTTATCAGGGCCTGGGTGGTGGTGGTGGGTACGCGGGTGCAGGTATGATAGATCAGGGTGGCGCATTTAGTGAAATGAACTTTGAAGATCAAGGTGGGGCGTTCAATGAGTCAAATTTTGACGATCAGGGTGGTGCATTTAATGAAATGAGTGTTGAGGATCAGGGCGGCGCCTTCTATCAAGAAACAACTAGTGGTGAACCAGTACCACAAGAAACAACATACTTTGCACAAAATAATGATGATGAATACACCAGAGGTGACAAAGAATGGCAAAGTATGTTAAGTTAATCTAGGATAAAAAATGTATCAGTTTCTTTCAAGATTTCCTACTGTAATCTACGATGGTAAATTTGCAACTAATATTACCACAAGAGTAAAGTTTAAAGAAATAGCCAAAAAAAGAAAAGTAACTTTCTATCCCTATACAATTAAAGAAGGTGAGCGGCCAGATCAGATTGCAGATTTTTACTACAAAGATCCCAGATACTCTTGGCTTGTATTTTTAAGCAACGACATTGTCGATCCGTATTACGATTGGTATATGGAAGATAATGTATTCAAAGATTACATCATTAAAAAATACGGCTCAATAGAAAAAGCTATTAAAACAATTCTTTTTTGGCGTGTTAATTGGTATAAAGATGATAGAGTTCTTTCACCCGGCCAGTACAACACTCTGCCAAGTGTCGCTAAAAAATATTGGGCGCCTTTAATTGGTTATAATAATCAGGTTGCAAATTATAGAAGAAAAGAACTTAATCACGTTAGAGAGACAAACAAAACGCAAGAAGTGTTTGTAAGTAATACAAGCTTATTTGCTGCAGGCAACATTGTTAAACAATCTAACACTAGTGCTCAAATTGCTCAAGCAACAATTAAACACGTCGATGAAGGTAAGTTAATTATTCAGCACGTTGGCGGTGCTTTTGTTCCTACACAAGGTGCTAACGGTGCTCTTGTAGTTGATGGTACCAACGTTAATTCTAGTATCCAATCAATAAGCACAGTTGTAACAGCTATACCAGAATCACTCCTTTCATACTGGGACCCGGTTGATGCTTATTCAAACGAACGTGGAATAAACGACAGTAAAAAACACATTCAGCTTTTAGACAAAAGTTACGTTAACCAAATAGAAAAAGAGCTTGATCTGCTGTTATGAGTGATCCGTATATTTTAAGTGATGTTAATGTCGTTGACATTAAGATAACAAGCACTAGAGGTAGAACTGTTGACTTATTAAGTCAAATGATTCAAATATCAATATTTGAAGATCTATCACAGCCAACTCTCTATTGTGAAATTAGTATGGCTGATGCTCTTAACCTGGTTAAATTTTTACCTATCATTGGTGAGGAAGATTTAGAAATAACATTCTTTACCCCGGGTAACAATAAGATGACCACTTACAATTTTGTAGTGTATAGTGTTGAAGGTACAGGCGTAACAAATAACAACAAAGTTTCGGTCTATACTATTAAATGTGTTTCAAAAGAACATTTTATTAATAGCGTTGTCAACGTTGAAAAGTCTTGGCGCGGTTTAGTAAGTGATGCAGTTAATGATATTATGTACGGGTACATTGGTACTGATAAACAAGTCAATATTGAGCAAACAAAAGGAATATTACCCATCGCTCTTCCAAGCATGAGTCCATTTAGAGCGGTAGACTACCTTAGACAGAAAGCTGTTAACTATAAACCCACCGGCGGTGCGTATGTATTTTTTGAAAACCAGGACGGGTTTCATTTTGTTTCTTTAGAAAAGCTTTTAGAAGAAGGCGCCAGCAGAATTGGTAATAAAGTGTTTGTACATGCTACTGATACACAGACTGATAACAAACGAGAGCAAAGAGCGTGGAGAAATATAGTTCGGTATGAGCACATAAGCAAGCACGATTCTGTTTCCAAGCTTATGAAAGGTATGTACAACAACAATGTTAAGACATGGGACATTTTTACTAAAAAAGTTCAAGATACTAACTTTGTTTACCAGCAAAAAGAAGGTATGATTTTAAATGCAGCGGGTGACGAAATGGCTCGCACACCTAATTCTAGCAGATTTGTTTCTGAGTATGGTAGTGATATTTCTGTTAAATATTTTATGCCACTAGATTCAAGCAAAGGTAAAGATTACTTGCCCGACTATCACGGCTCAAAAAGTGCTTACGGTGTTCTTTTTAATCAGAACATTACTAGATGCCTGATTAGAGGTGATAACAATATTAAGGCTGGAGATGTGGTTACACTTAAACTACCAGACACAACCGGTCTTACCGATACAGTTGATGAAGATGGAATGTACTCTGGTAATTTTTTAATAACTAGATTAAGACACATTATATATTTTAACAAAGATAACATAAAGCATGACATTGCTATGGATTGTAACAAGATAGGAGTGAACGCATGAGTACGCTAGGGTTAGGCGGTGAAGGATTTAGATGGTTCGTAGGTAAAGTAGAAGATAGAGAAGGCGATCCAAGAATGCTGGGTCGCGTAAAAGTGCGCATGTACAACATGCACCCTACAAAAAAATCACTTATTCCTACTGATGAACTGCCCTGGGCTACTATTCTTGGTTCGCCTAACAGTGCCGGTCACCAAAAAATAGGCGTATCACCAACCGGCATTTTAAACGAATCAATTGTTATAGGATTCTTTTTGGATGGTAATGATGGAAACCAACCCGTTATTATGGGTACTATTGCTGCCATTCCTGATAATATTGACGAGAAGAACGACATTCCTCCAGAAGCAAGAGAAAAAAATGAAGTAGTAAAAGACTATGACTCGGAAAATGGACCTTTTAGAGGTGAGCCGGTAACAGCATACGCTACCAATTACCCCTATAACAAGGTAATTAGAACTGAGAGAGGGCATGTTATTGAAGTTGATGACACCCCAGGAGATGAAAGAATTCATGTCTACCATACTTCAGGCACTTACTGGGAGATAAACCAAGAAGGAAGACTGGTTCATAAATGTGTAGATAACAGCTATGAGGTTGTTCTTGAGAATAAAGATGTACATGTTCTAGGCAACGTCAATGTTAAGGTTGATGGTAATGTAAACATGGAAGTTGACGGCAATGTGGACGCACATATTCATGGCAGCACGATTGCCGAGACGGATGGCAACCTTCATGTTACTGCCCACGGCAATATAAACGCAACTACTGATGGAAATTTTAATCTAGCAGCTGGCGGTAATATTGCTATGAAAGCTGGTGGTACTATTAACCTGAGCGGCGGTGGTTCGCTTGGCATAACTGCTAGCGGTGGTGCTGCAATAGATGCACCGAGAATTGATTTGAACTCTGGAGTGGCGGTTGAGGTAACACCAGAACAAGCAGCATCTTCAAATTGGTAGAATAAATATGGAATGTAACTGTGTACCTAGAGAAACAAATAAATTTACAGTTCTTGTGAATGGAGAGCTGAAGTCGTATGAGCGGTTTGAAGACATACCAATGGAAATAGATAACGTCATAGAGTTTTTACCTGCCATTCCAATTGGACCTCATACAGAAGAGCAGCATCGTGAAATAGATGCTTGGAACGCTAAATTTAAAGAGCTAATGAAGAGAGAGAAATATGCCGGCCGCAACTAGAGTAGGAGACGCTGACGTCCCTCACTGCTCACCAATGGTAAGAGCGGTAGGTTCTCCAAACGTTTTCGTAAATGGCTTACCTTGGTCAAGACAAGGTGACGTTAATACAGTACATCTGTTACCAGGCAAACCCTGTCCCCCTCATGTTGCACCAATTACATTGGGGTCCTCAACAGTAAAAATAAACGGTCTTGGCGCCGGACGAGTGGGCGATAGTATCACTGCGTGCACGTCAGTAGCACAAGGTTCACCAAACGTATTTGCGGGCGGATAATGGCTAAAGTTGCTCAAGTTAAATCAGTTCAAAAACCTACAAATCAGAATACCATCTATTCTGATTTTCTTTCTTCGTTTGGCATGCACCCAAATAAAAAAGACTTGCTCCGAAATACAAATGAAGAGTCTGTAAAAAGCTCTATTCGAAATATTCTTCTTACAAACAGAGGCGAGCGTCTATTTAATTCACTTATCGGAAGCGATATTAATAAAATTTTATTTGAAAACATTTCGCCAATTACAGAATCAAATCTTAAGACGTTTATTGAAACGGCAATAACAAATTACGAGCCTAGAGCCAAGCTACAGCAAGTGCTTGTTTCCGGTATGCCGGATATGAACGCATACAACGTAACCATTGTTTTTACCACAATAAATACTTCTGAACCAATTACAGTAGAAATGCTTTTAGAAAGGACTAGATGATGGCTAACGCTACCATCAATCTTGTTGGATTAGATTTCAATAACATAAAATCTAATCTTAAAGACTACCTAAAGAGATCTGATTCTCCATTCAAAGACTTTATCTACGAAGGCTCTAATATTAGCGCACTTCTAGATCTTCTTGCTTATAATACCTACCTGAACAATTTCTACACAAACATGGTAGCAAGTGAGATGTTTTTGGATACTGCTAATTTAAGAGATAGCATTATTTCACATGCAAAGGAATTAAACTACATTCCTCAATCATTTAAATCAGCCATTGCAAGAATCAATTTTACCATTACCCCTTCAACTAACATTGGCTCAATTGTTATTCCAAAAGGTGCTACATTTACAAGTAAAATCGGTAGCAACAATTATACTTTCTCAATTGCTGATAATATCGTTGTAAATGCCAATAACACTGACGGTAAGTTTTACGTAACAACAAATATTTACGAAGGCATTTACAATACAGATACGTTTGTTTATTCGAGCAATGTGGATGCAAGATTTACTCTTTCCAACCCTACAATTGATTTGAGCAGCCTTACAATAAGCGTTATTGAAAATAGCGGTGCTAATACAGTTGAGTACACGCAGGCCAATTCTTTTTTAGGGCTCAATCCTACATCAAACGTATTTTTCTTACAAGCGGCTACTAATGATCAGTATGAAATTTTCTTTGGTGATGGTGTTACTGGTCATAAGCCCGCAATTGGCTCAACCGTAGTAGCAAGATATAGAACATGTAATGGTGAATTACCAAACGGTGCAAGTGTATTCGACATTGATGGTCCAATTCAAGGACAAGCAAACATCTCTTCTATTACAACAATTTTTCCTGCAGCAGGGGGCGCTGTAAGCGAATCACTGGACTCTATTAAACGCAATGCACCAAGACATTATCAGAATCAAGAGCGTGCAGTAACTGCTGCCGACTATGAAAATATTCTTATTCAAAAGTTTCCTGAAATACAAGCTATCTCGGCCTACGGTGGTGAAGAACTAGACCCACCTCAGTACGGTAAAGTGTTTATCGCAGTTGATGTGGTTAATGCCGACGGTACACCAGAAGTTACAAAGCAGAAGTTTACGCAGTATCTTAGACCAAAAACTCCACTATCAATTGATCCTGTTGTAATTGATCCTGATTTCTTATTCTGCAAAGTAAACACAAAAGTAAAATATAACGTTAATCAAACATCACTTAAAGCAACTGACATTTCTACTATAGTAGCAGCCAGCATTAGTAAATACAACACTCAAAATTTAGCCGGGTTCAAGAAAACATTAAAATATAGTAGAATGGTTAATGCAATTGACGCTGCGCACTCTAGTATTATTAGTAACGATACTACCGTTATTCCATACAAAGAAATTATTCCTAATCTCAATTCAGACGAAAGCGTCACTGTTTCTTTTGGATTTGAATTAAGCGCAGTTAATAATTTACCTTCTGTTCATAAGACGGAAGAAGTGCACACCATGATATCATCGCCGTTTATTTACAGAAACACCACTTGTGTGCTAGAAGATGATGGCGAGGGTAAAGTGTTTATTTCTGTTGTGCAAGGTGATCAGCATACTAATATTAAACGCATCGGTAGCATTGACTATTCAAAAGGTATTATTACTATCGAACAATTTAACATTTCCGGCTACGACGGCACCTCACTTAAATTCTTTGTCGTGCCTGCCGAAAAGGACATTTCATCTCTTCAAAATACAATTCTAACAATTAGAGACAACGATATTAATATTGAAGTTACAGAAGTTAGAGAATGAGAGAAATAGAAAAGTTTATTACCCCGTTCGTTAAAACTCATCTTCCTGAGTTCTATCAGGAAGAAGGGCCAGATTTTATTCGTTTTGTAGAAGAATATTACAAGTGGTTAGAGACAGCTAATCTTACTCTAGTCACTACTACTGTTAATATTTCTAACAGCACAGTAAACACAACATCCGTTACTACTGCTACCAGTAATACTGCTGCATTAGCTAACACAACTACTTCATTTTCAAACGATGTTGTTACTAGTTTAACGTCTACCGAATACAAAGACATTGCTGGCAAGTCAATCTGGGCTGCAAGATCACTTACAGACTTAAGAG